GTTGCCGGTCGCCTTGCGCTTCTCGAAGCTGCGCTGGCGCACCGTGTCGAGGCGCGCCTGCTTCTGCGCCTTGCTCTCGCTCTCGAGCTCGATGCGGTGGCCGGGGAAGCGCTTCTCGATGACGCCCTTCATGCGGTCGAAGTCCTCCTTCGTCTCCGCCTTGCCGAGGACGCCCATGTCCACGGGGGTGAAGCTGCCGGGGCCGTGGCCGTGGACCGCGGGCGCGAGGCCATGGCTCCAGTCGACGCGGCGGGCCGCTCCGCAGTCGGGACAGGCGGGGAAGCCCTCCGACATGCGGTAGTAGACGTTCTCGGTGGTGACCTCACAGACGGGGCACCGTAGGTCCTGAAGGGGCATGGTGGTCTCCTATTGACGAAGGGGCGACGGGCCGCCACTGGCGAGGCTCGCCTCGGGGGGCGCCTCGCCACCGGCAACGGCGGTCTCGTTGGCGGGAAGCTCCGGCGGTGCGCCACCGGCGAGGGCCGCGAGCTCGGGAGGGATGCCAGGGGGCAGGCCCGCGGGGGCCCCGCCGCCCTGAGCGGCCTCCATCTGGGCCTGCATCATCATGGCGGCCTGCTGCTCCTGCGCCTCGAGCTCTTCCTTGGGCACGAGCAGGTTCGTGGAGAGGCCGACGCTGTTGACCAGCTCCTCGATGAGGCGGCGCTTGTCGATGTTCGGGTCCTGCATGAGGACCGGGAACAGCTTGAGCAGCGTCTCGGACATGACCGACGGGTTCTGGCGGATGGGGTTGTAGGACACCATCTGGAAGTTCACGTCGACATCGCGGATGTCGGCGAGACCGACTTCCTGCCAGCCCTCGTGCCCGCTGACCTTCACGAGCTTCTCTTCCTGCATGTACTTCTTGCTGAGGAAGAAGCACTTCTCGGCGACGTCCTCGAGGGCGCTGTTGATGTGGCCCTCGCGCGTCGCGAGGCGGGTCCGCATCTGCGCGTCGATGATCGCCATCTCCGTCGCAGTGCGGGCGCCGGCCACCTGACCGCGGGCCGCCTCGGCGAGAGCCGAGATGAACGCCGCGTCGCCTTCCTGACGGGCGATGAAGTTCTCGACGCCGACCGGGACCTGCGGGATGGGCATCTCGTAGAACAGCGTGCTGAGCGTGCGCAGCCCCTCAGCGTTCGTCGGGCTGATGGGCACGAAGCTGCCCGTCGCCGACTCAACCGCCTTGTTGAGGTCTTCCTCGGTGATCAGCTCGCTGTTGAACAGGATGCGCGGGATCATCAGGTAGACGATCTGCTTCATGTGCGTGAGCAGGTCGTTGATGGTCTCCTGCTGGTTCAGGACGAGCTGGACCTCGGAGAGACCGAGGCAGTCCACCGCGCTCTGGTTGAGCGTGAACATCGAGTACGGGATGTACTCGAGCTCCTGCTCGAACACGATGGCGTCGGCCTGCCGCACGTAGTGGATGACCTTGTTGCTCTCGCGGTCGTAGTACTCCCACACCGTGACCCACTCGAACGCGTCGCGGAGCTGCGCCGCGTCGTTCGCCTTGTAGGTGTCGGTGATCCACTTCGGGTAGCGGTCAGGCGTGACGTCCGCGAGCTTCGGGCTCTTGTACGCACCGCTCTGCACCCGGCGCTGAAACTCGGTCCACGGGATCACCGCGGCCTCGAGCCAGTAGCGGATGTCGTCGACGTCACGCACCGTCTGGTCGAAGAAGATGGCGCCCGGCTCGAGGACCCGCACGATGGGGCGGTCCGCCGCCTTGTCCCAGCCGACCTTGAACACGCCACGCTTGCAGAGCACCGCGTCGATGAGCGCGGTCGCCGCGCGCCGGCGCATGTTGTTCGAGTCGAAGACGTACTCCATCAGCCCGTTCACGAGGGGCAGCGCGTCCTGGCTCTCGCGGTTGCGGGGGTTCGCCGCGACCTTCGGGTTCGGCCCGAGCAGCGCGCTCACCGCCGTGTCGGCGATGGCGTAGATCATGTTCTTCGAGCAGAGGAACGAGGGGATCGCTCCGTCGGCCAGGTTGATGTCGTTGCGGGACGTGTAGAAGTCGCCGCGGTAGTACCGACGCGCCTTGTCGAAGTTCTTCTTCTCGGAGCGCTCGTAGTAGCGCTTGTGGCGGTCGATCAGGTTGGCGAGGTTCATGACCACTCCCGTGCGATGGGCTTGAAGATGCTGCGCGACGATGCGCGCTCATGGTGCTTGAAACGGTCGAGGTCCGCAATGGTAACGCGGGGTCCATCGCCCTGCGGCGAGTAGTCGCGGGTCTGCGCGGGCTCCTCGTCGCTCGTGAAGCGGCGGCGGCTCAGGATGTCGGCGGCCATGACCGCGGTGCGCGCGAGGTCGAAGTGGTGCGTCGTGCCGTCGTTGTTGCTGCTGCGCTTGGTCCGGTCGCCGTCGTAGTTGATGAGCTGGTGGAGCAGCGGCTTGCTGCACAGCGTGAGCTCGTTGTCGCGAAGCATGCGGACGAGGCGGGCCTCGCCTTCCTGCACGCGCTTCTCGGTGGCGTACCAGCCGGGGTGGTTGCGGTCGGTCCACAGCAGGTTCTTCGCGCCCTTGTCCTTGAGCATCGCGATGCACGCCGCGGCGTTGCTCTCGACCGCGAGGAGCGCGTTGTTGAAGAAGCGCTGGAGGTTCAGCAGACGCTCGGCGAAGCGGCCCGGATCCTCGCGGCCTTCCCACACCGCCACCTCGCGGCGCTCGACCGCGTCCCACACCGTCACGGCGCTGTTGTCGCCGACGGCGCCGAAGCCAGCCGGGTCGGCGCACACGAGGTAGGACCGGCCGCGTACCGGGCGCTCGAGCAGGCTCGCGCCCTTGGGCACCGGCTCGGGGGGCACGACTGCCGTGAGCAGGCACGCCTTCAGTACGTCGATGGGCATGACGGGGGAGCCGCTGCCCAACCAGCCGTCGTAGGGGTCCGACGGGTACTTCGACGTGAACAGACGCTCGTCGTTACCCATCTCCGTTTGGAGCGACAGCCGGCGAAACGCCAGGTTGTGCAGGTCCATGCCCGGGTGCCGGGCCATGTACTCGAGCTCGACGTCCGTCGGCTTCAGGCCGTGCGGGTCGGAGCGGCAGCTCGGGTCGAGCCACCACTCGAGGAACACGGGATGGAAGCGACCCTTGCCCTCGAGGGCGTTGTGCCACATCGTCTCGTGGTGGCTGCCCGCGGTGCCAGGCGTCGACTCGAGGATGACGCGCGCGTTGATACGCTTGTTGACGGCGGGGAAGATGTTCGCCGCGGCCTTCCGCTGCCACTGCGCTTCACCGAACTCGGTGAGCAGCAGACGGTCGATGGAGCGACCGACCGCCGGGGATCGACCGCCGGCCGTCAGCACCTTGATGCCACCACCGTGGACGAAGTGGATCTGGGTCGTGCCCGGCTTGCGCCCCGCCTCGACCGGCACGCGCACGTCGTCGGGCAGATGCTTGTAGGCGAAGAGGATGCGCTCGAAGATGTCCTCGGCGGTGTCCTGGCGCTCGGCGATCAGCACGCCCTTCACGCCCTCGAGGTACATGCAGTCGCGGAGCAGCAACATGACGGCCGGCGTCGTGATCTTCGCCTGACGAAACTTGTCGGTCAGCACCCAGCGGTGGTCCGCGCACGCCTGCAAGAACTTCATCTGGATGTTCGTCGGCTCGAGGTAGCCGATGGACTCGTCCTCTCGGACGATCTGGCACATCGAGACGAAGGCCCACGGTGTGCTGAACATCGCGTGGACTTTGCCCATGTGAAGGCCCGGGATCTGCGCGATCTTCGCGCCTCCCGGTAGACTTGACGGAGCGCTCACGATAGACTCCCCATATCCCATGCTAACACGGTATGGCGCGGAGGGCGACATGGCTGAGAAGTGGATCCAGGGGGCGATCAAGAACCCCGGCGCCCTTCGCGAGAAGATGGGCGCGAAGGCAGGCGAGAACATCCCCAAGGAGAAGATCTCGTCCAAGATCTCCCAGCTCGAGAAGGAAGGCGCGGGCGACAAGAAGCTCTCCGCCGCCAAGCGCACCATGCTCAAGCAGCTCGTGCTCGCGCGCACGCTCGGGAAGATGAAGTGATCGGCAACGACGTGCAGAACACCACCCGCCCCGACCTGAAGGGCGGCGCGAAGAACCCCCTGAAGGGCAACCCGATGGAGAAGGACTTCCGGCGCCAGATGCTCCGGCAGATCCTCGCCGACCGGATGAAGAAGGAGGGGTGATGGCAGACGGGAAGTACGGCCACATCAACTTCAAGCCACCCGCGTCGGTCTCGTCCGCCGCGGTGCGCGGCCTCATGCTGCGTCGCGAGCAGTCGAAGTCCCAGAAGGCGGGCCTCGACGCGAAGCAGGCGTCGGCGCAGGGCATCGGCTCCGGCGTCCAGCGGGCCGCGAACCTGAAGAACCGCTCCACGATGGACCCGTCCACCGTGAAGCGGATGAAGGCGTACTTCGACCGCCACGCCAGCAACTACCAGCTCGACGCCGGCAAGAGCCCGAAGGAAGACAAGGGCTACGTCGCCGGCCTCCTGTGGGGCGGTGAAGCCGGGAAGTCCTGGGCCAACAAGGTCGTCCGCCAGATGGAGGCGGCCGACCAGCGGGGGAAGTGATGGACCGTCGTGCGGCGCTGAAGCAGGTCTACTCGAACCCCGAGCTCCGTGAGCGGATCAAGTCACGCATCATGGCTGGCAGCAAGGGCGGCAAGCCCGGCCAGTGGTCTGCGCGGAAGGCGCAGATGGTCGCCCAGGAGTACAAAAAGGCCGGCGGCAAGTACAAGAGCGGCCCGTCCGGCGCGCAGAAGAGCCTGAAGCGCTGGACGAAGCAGGAGTGGCGCACGCCCTCAGGCAAGCCCAGCGTCCAGGGGCCGAAGGCGACCGGCGAGGTCTACGCGCCGAAGAAGGCCATCGAGAAGCTCCGCTCCACCCCAGGCGGCATGGCGAAGCTCGCCGCCGCGACGCGCGAGAAGCGCGAGGCCGGGAAGAAGGGCGAGCAGTTCGCCCGCCACGGCCTGCACAAGGGCGCCGACCGCTAGCAAGAACTGTCTACTGACGGCCCTTCGGTAGACACTTCTTGCGCCGACCTACTCGGTCTTCATAACTACACGGACCCTCGCACCCCGTTCCCATAACGCGAAATAAATCTTCTGCAACCCCTTGCGCGATAATACCCACAGCGGTATTCTCCTCGTGCACCCCTCAGAAGGTTTCGGGTAGCCCGTAAGGGTCCGGGGCGAGACGAGTGGGCAGGCGCAGCCCCCGAACTTCAACGTTCCTTCGACCTGGCCGGTCGGAGCCGCTAGCGCGTCTGCCCCCGGCCCACGGAGTCCACGATGGCGATCTCTACCGAAATCCTCAACACCACGTTCGCGGACCTCCGCGGGCCGCTCATCAACTCCTTCATCCGCTCGAACGAGCTGCTCGACGCGCTCATGAGCAAGGCTCGCATGCCCTCCGAGGGCGGCAGCCTGATCGAGCGCTCCTTCGCCGGTGGCGCCCCCGCCCGCGGCGTGGGTGTGTTCGTCGGCGACGAGCTCCTCAACATGACGCGCCGTCAGCAGACCAAGCGCTTCCAGGTTGAGCCGCACCGCATCGTCGCGGCGATCAACATCCCGAAGAAGGAGCTCCTCTTCAACAGCGGCAAGCTCGCTGTGATCCGCCTCATCGAGGAGTACCCCCAGACCACCCTCGAGGGTGCGAAGGCCGACCTCAACAAGTTCCTGCTCACCGGCTCGAGCCGCGGCCTCGTCTTCCAGACGGCCGACCTCGCGGGCTTCCTGAGCCTGAACGGCAACTTCGCGTCGGGCTCCGGCACCGGCGTGACGAACGGTCTCCTCGACTTCGTGGCTCCGGGCTCGCAGACGGACGTGGTCCAGAACGTGGCGAAGAGCACCAGCTACTTCCACTTCAACCAGTACAACAACATCACGAGCTGGGCCACGGATGGTCTCCCCACCCTCCGCAAGACCTACCGCCAGTGCGCCCACTACGCGGGCGGCATGGGCAAGGGTCCCGACCTCGTGGTCATGGACGACGACACCTACACGAACTTCGAGGACAGCCGCCTGTCCCTCGTGCGCGTGACGCTCGTTGAGGACAAGACCGAGAAGAGCAACACCCTCGGCCTCGACCTCGGCGTGGCGAAGGTGTACAGCTCCATCGACCTCAACCGTGCGGACATGATCAGCGGTGCGGCCCTCAACGGCGCGACCTACATCCTCAACACGGACTTCCTTGAGATGCCCCTCATGGAGGCCCCGAGCATCACGCCGTTCACCGAGCGCGTGGGCGATCAGGACGTCGTCACGGCCATCTTCTCGATGCAGGGCAACCTCATCTGCACGAAGACCCCGGCCCAGGGCTGCGTCTCCGGCGGCGCTACCTGATCGCCGTAGGCTTCAACCCCATCTTCATCTAGGAGGTTTCTCATGTCTTCCGCAAACAACCAGGTCTTCGGGAATGACGTCACCGTCATCGACGACTCCGCGGTCTACCCCCTCGGCACCGAGCGCCTCGTGCTCGGTTCGCAGTCCGGCACCGGCAGCGATCAGGTGTGGCGCTACGTCCTCAACAACACCGCGTCCGCGTTCACGCAGGGCCAGGTGGTGATGGCGACCGCCGCCACGCAGTCCGGCGGCAACGGCGCGCTCGCGACGCAGGACGTGCCCAAGCTGCGCGTCCTCGGCGTGGCGCAGACCTACACCACGGCGGGCAGCTCGCTCACCACGTTCGGCGCCGGCAAGTACGGCTGGGTTCTCGCCCACGGCTACGGCTCGGTCCTGACCGCGGCCGCCGGCGTTGCGGCCGACTCCACCATCGCGGTCAGCGCGACGGCGGGCTCGGTCTACGCCAGCCCGGCTCCGGGCTCGGCCACGGCGGCGCAGGCGAACGCTCTCGCGGTGATCGGCTACAACCACGTCGCGACCGCGGCGGCGGCTGTGGTCACCACGGCGTGGATCGACTGCCGCTGAACGTGGTAGGCTAGGCCGGAACAGTTAGGAGGCGGGCATGGACACTTCTCTCGGAGCGCTCCGCGCCCGCCTCTTCAACTTCCGGGCCTGGGACAGCACGGGCACGACCCTCGACAACCGGATTCGAGAGGCGATGAACACCGCCCTCGACCGGATCTCGGGGGACGTGCCCGAAGCTGTTATCCCCGACGACGAACACGTCGTCCTGCTCCCCGACGCCATCGGGGAAGACGCCGCGGTGCAAGCGCGGCTCGCTACGACCTCGGACACTCGTGTCCTCGAGTTCGTCACCCCTTCCGGCGCTCCCCTCTCAGGGTCGAGCCCCTGGCTACCCACCGTCAACGGGACGTGGGACGGCATCATGCACTTCGAGCTTAAGGACTCGAGCGGCCAGCGCCATCGGCGCCAGAGCCGCGAGTTCTGGATCCAGAAGCCCGGCGGCGGGTCACCCGACCGCTACTACGTGACCATCGACCGGCCGTGGACGTCGGGCGTCGAGACGGGCATGCCGTTCCGCATGTACCAGCCCGAGTTCTTCGTCACCGACGACGTGACGCGGGTCCTCGAGCCGGCGCGCATCTACGACGAGACCCGCCAGCAGGTCTGGGCCATCGACACCGCCGGAGCGTTCCGCCAGGACATGGTGGACTTCCTCGGCGAGGACAAGGGCCGCCCGTACCGCTTCTGGCGCGGTCGCCACTTCCAGCTCCCCGCTCCGACGACTGCGCCAACGGCGGCCGCCGGCACCCAGGGCGTCAACCCCTGGCTCGGCCCGGAGTGGGAAGGCACGTTCCGCTTCGTCTACACCTACGTCTGGGGCCGCAAGGACCCGGAGTGGCAGACGTCGCCCGGCACGAGCACGTCGTCGAACGGCATCTTCGACCCGCAGTGGGAGAGCGCCCCGTCGCCGGTCAGCGCGTCCTACGTGCAGACGGGCGCGACGGCGGCCCTCGCCATCAAGATCACCGGCTCGAACATCGACGCCATGATGGACTTCGGCGACAGCACGACGCTCCGCTACAGCCGTAGCGGGATGCGCCTGCGCATCTACGTGGCGCGTGACGCGGTGGCGACGACGAACACCTACGGCACCGGCTTCAACCGGGTCGAGACGAACGGCAAGTTCTACCTCCTCGCCGAGGTCGAGCCGACGTCTGGCACCTACACATGGACCGGCGAGCGCGTCCCCGACTACGAGCGCGAGCTTCGTCACAGCACCGGCTACTACTCGTACAGCGTCTTCCCGCATCAGGACGACCGCTACGAGCTCGACTTCCGCGTGCAGCGCCTGCCGAAGGCCCTGAAGAACGACCAGGACACCGTGCCGATCCAGCGCGACGCCGTGATGCCGTACATCGAGCTCTCGCTGTACTATATGTGCCTGCTCGACGGCGTCGATCAGACCGGCGCGCAGGTCCACCTCTCTCGCTACAACGAGCTGTGCCGCCACTTCCGCAAGCGCTACGCGAATCCGGGAGGGTCCGTCGAGCCGGTTTCCCTCGCGGGCTACCAGTCTCGTTTCCGCTTCGGTAGATATTCGAACACTAGCTGACGCCTCGTGTTATACCGTACAGGCAACCCGAGGAGTCCCTCATGCCCCAGACCACCAAGTTCTCGCGTCCCGATCTCGGCGACGTCTTCGTTCGGCGCAACCTCAACGGCAACGACGAGGAGG